AAAAATCTATCTGCTGTTACGTTACCTGTTGGAAATTTTAATGTGTAAGATTGTGAACTTGAGTGCGCCGGACTTTGAAGTTTAATTCCGTGGGAGTTGGACTCACAATTTAAAACAAGTGTTCCAGGGTTTGTATTACCACCAATAACTACTTCACCAGTTCCGTTCGGTGTTGCAGTGATTGCTCCGTTTGCTCCATCTGTAATTGTAATCGTACCAGAGTTAGTTCCAGAGTTTGTATCTAAAGTTAAATCATATGCACCGCTTGTTGTAATAGTTGCAGCAGCTGATCCTGTGCCAACAACTAATTCACCAGATCCTTTTGGTGCTAAAGCTAAATCTATGTTTGAGTCTCCACCAGCAGCAGCTAATTTTGGATCATTGCCTGTGGCAGCGTTTGTAATTTCTAATTGATTTACCGCAGAAGTTGTTGTTTGAAAGATTAATTGTTCATTTCCATTTTCATCTCTAATTCCATGATCATCATCAAAATCAATCATGAAAGAGTTAGTATCTAAATTACCACCTAACTGAGGTGATGTGTCATCAACAAGATCACTCGCTAATGCAACAGAATCAATTGTTGGATTTGTGCCATCATCAGCTTTTGCATAAACTAAAGATGTTTTACCGTTTGCAACAGTAACACCAGCATCTGTTCCAGAAGTATATTTAAATACAACGTTTTGAGAACCTGAAGTTGAATTTTTTAAAATATAAAAGTTTTGCACATCAAGCGGAATAGTTACGTTTCTGCTTGCTGTTAATGCTCCAGTAAATTCTATAATTCTATGGGAAAGCGTTGCGCCTGTAGATCCATCAGATACAGATAAAGCTGTATCTCCAGAATTAGATACGGCTTGTGTAGTATAGCCACCAGATATTTGTTCTATAATACTTAAATTAGTATTTGTTTTTGTTCCCCATGTTCCCGCATTTTCACCAGTTGCCTGAAGTTCAATACCTAGGGGTGTATATGTCGATGCCATATTAAGCTGCTTCTCCTGTTACGTCGTTATAACTCGTATTTGAGCCTGTTGCAACATCCGAATAAGAAGTATTCGAACCCGTTGAAACATTACTATATGACGTGTTACTTCCCGTGTCAATATCTGCATACGCCTTAATAAATGGTATTCCCACAGAAGCTGTGGCCTCTAATCTAGTTAATCCAATCACCTGATCTGCTGGATCTATTGATCCTACAGAACCTGTAAAAGATACACCTGTTAATCCCATCGTGTCTGCAGGTGATATGCTTCCTACAGAACCTGTCATAGAAACACCAGTTAAATTTGCAACAGCTGAACCTAAACCAACTAATGATCCAACACTTAAAGAGGCTTCTTGACCTGTTAATGTTTGTGAATTGTTTGGTGCAACTGCTGTACCTTGTTGTGATGTAATAGAAAATCCTGAAGGGAAAACAACACTACCACCAAATCCTATTGCAGTTCCTTGAGTTGATGTAATTGCTTGACCCGTTAAAGTTACATCTTCGTTTGGTGCAACAGCTGTTCCTAAGTTTGCAGTAAACGATTGACCTGTTAAACCCATAACCTGATCTGATGGTGTAATTACACCGTTTGCACCTGTTATGGCTTGACCTGTTAAAGATACGTTTGCATCTGCAGTTGTTGTTAAAGAATCTACAGTTGCGTTAAATGATAAACTTCCAAGTTCCACAGTTTTTGGAATGACTGGAGATATAGATCCAACCGATCCTGTAAAAGACAGTCCAGTTGGAATAATAATATTTGTGCTAACTATATTAACTGATCCTAAAGAAGCGGAGAATGATATACCTGTTAATGAAACTGTTTCGTCTGCAAGATTACCATACTCACCATCGTTCCATGCTTTTGCACCCCAACCGGTTGCAAGTAAAGTATCTGCACTCCAATTAGCTTGACCCCAGGTGAATCTACTCCATCCTGATTGAACCGACATGGTGGTCCTCCTATGCTAATCTTATGATTGCGTTTGTAGCGTCTGCTGTAGGGAATTGAATTGTAAAAGTTCCATTCGTTGCAGTTTTGTCTCCACCGAAAGCAATCGCACAAACTGCATCTGTTGTACTTGATCCACCGTTAGTTGTTGTGTTGTATATCAAAGCAGCATTTGCTGTAAACGTTGCTGAACTATAAGTGACATCAGAAAAATCTGTAAAGGCTGTCGTTGAAGATAAAGAAACGCCTGCATTTGTTAATGTAGCTCCGCCTGCTGTATATGCAGTTCCAGAAGTATTAGTGATTTCTTCAGACGTTGAGTAGTCTGTAGTTGAAGCCCCTAACGTAGCGTCACTATCAAACAATGCAACTTTAAAAGTATGACCGCCTGATGATTCAAAGCTGTGCTTACCTTGTAAAAGTTCTTGTTTAAAACTTGAACATATCGCTGATGTGTTTGCCATTTTTTATCTCCTTATGGTGTTGGTGAATTAACTGGTATTCTTACTGTACCATCGGTATAATCATCTCTACGTCTTCTACCGATTTGTTCTCCACCGAACTTCTGTACCTCTTGTTTATACTTGTTTTCATAAAGTGTCAACATATCTGCTGGACCTTTTAAAAAGCCATAAGTCTCTGCTAAACAGCAGTATAATAAGCCATTCGGGAAGTTTAAACTAATATAGTTTGATGTATTATCAGAGGCTAAAGTAGCTGGCATCTTATTGTAGTGAACTCTAAATTTGTAGGTGCTGTCTGGTGTTGGAGATAAAAATATACGTCCAGAATTAGTATCACCATCTCCTGTGGCACCACCAAAAGAAGCATAGTATTTTGGTTTAGCTCTTTTTGCAGACTCTGTTGACGAAACATATTCTTGTAAATAAGTAACATCTTTCTTTTCTAACCAAGTATTTGCACCTGTTGTTGCACTCGTAGAATCGTAAACTTGAATACCTCTAATAAATAGTGATCCTCCAGGAGCATTTATGCTTTCTTGTCCTGTAACTAAATTTCCTGATTGTTGTTTTCTGTCTGCATCAATCGGAATGTCACGCATAATTCTATATTGCGCGTTTAAAATAATATTCTCTAATTGATCTGTAGATAAAACATTTGAATCTACTTCTGTGTAATTTCTAATTTGTGTAACTAAAGTGGTATAACTAATTCCTGCCATTATGCTTGCTGAGTAACTGGTCCTGCTGTTACTGTCATTCCTCCTGCTTCTTCTGTTACCGTTGCATTTGATCCAGCGCCAAATACATAAGTATTTGTTGTTACACTACTTATACTAAATCCTAACGCATTTTCAAATACAGTATATGCTAATCCACCAGGACTTCCATCAACATTTCTAAATCTAACGGTATCACTATTAGATCTACCGTGATTAGGCTCTGTTACAGTCACATTTGCTGATCCTGAAGTTAAACTAAATGGATTGCCGGGTAATAAATTAGGTGTTGCTGGTTCTGTTCTATCTGGTCTAGCTCTATTTAAACCTTGAGGGTCAGCTGATTTTGCTCTGGGTTGAAGCTGTGGTTGTTTTTCTTCATACTCAGATATATGCACAAAAGATCCGTTCCATTCTTTAACCATTTCTGTATATGGAAACTCTAATCCAGATCTGTCTGATATTGCTTTTGCGTATTTACCTGATGCAAATCTACCCATTAACCTGCCTCCGGATAGTATGTTTTAGGAGTGATATGCGTGCTTGTAGATGAACCATCTTCAGTTAATGCTCTATTTAATTCATCTTCATAATATAATTTCATTTCTTGTGCTCTTTGTGGAGCATATTTTTGTGCTAGATAAAAGGCTAAACCTGAAACCATGCAAGGTGCAAAACGATAAGGCACATCAGTTGCATTCGTATAATCACCAACGTCTTGTATTCTTTTTACAAAATAAAAATTTAATTTATTACCAGCCTCTGAAGAACCTGGTGTTAAGTACAAAGTAATCGTAATCTTATCTATAAATCTTTGTACAAAGTATTGTGATGGTGTGCCTGTAGCTGTCTTATTAGATAAAGCTTGGTATGTAGATCTATTAATTTTTGTAAGCGGTGAGTCAACACTTGAAGAGTTTCTGTAAACAGCTTCTAGGATATCATCAACACCATAAATAGCTGTAGCATCAGATGTACCATCACCCGTTGATCTAAAAATGGTGTAAACAGCTTGGTTGTTAACTAAGGTAATATCGTTATTACCAACCTCCCAATAATGCAAACCTCTATTAGCCCATTCTTGAAACATAATATTTAAAGAACGTCTAGCAGTTTTTAATTGATATCCAGATACTCCCTGAAGCCCAATTCTTTCGTATGCATCTTCTATGATTTCATCGATAGAAAAATTTTTATCAAATACTGTTGTACCTGAGGTAGTGTTAGCCATTTAACCTCCTAGCCTGTGTAGCCAATAGTAACTGATGTTGTATTCGTTAAATCTAAATATATACCAGTTCTACATCTTATACCGCTTCCAGGAACGTAGATGTCTAATCCTTCAGTTCCGCAATTACCTTCGAATACTAAAGCCCCAGTTGCATCTGTTCCATCGTAGATTTTAACATTACTGTTCGCAACGCCTTCAGCTTGAATGTAAGTTACTCTTGCTGATGCTATAAAAGCATCTGTTGCGTCTGTTGCTCTACCAAATCTACCGTCAGAAGTTCTACAAGAAAACTGTTGGTCTGATGTTGCCATTTTTTATCTCCTTATTAGGGCGGGTGGGTATTAAGATCAAAAAGTCTTAAAGTTTCCCACCCACTTATCTATTAACTATTTGCAAAAGGTGTTGCTTCGGTACCTGTACCGATTAACACAGCTTCTACTAAATATACATTATCTTCAAGTGCCGTGATCGTAACTGTACTACCTTTGTCGCCACCTGTAGTTCCACCATTCATGCTGATAACATCATTAGCTGATGCTGGTACGAATGAACTGTTTGTTCCGTCTGCTACGTTAACAACAGTTGCGTGACCAACAAATTTGTCAGTTCCGTCTGTTTTAATATCGCAGTCCGAACAATCTGTGCCTACAAAAAATTTGTAGACAGCACCTAAATGGTTAAGTGCATTAGGGTCATTGTCTCCAGCAGTGCCACCTTTGCTATCTGCTTTGATTGTTGGAAGTGTGATTGCTCCATCTGCATCATTTACTTTGATAACTTTACCTGCGTGAGCAGCGAAAGTTAAAGTAGTTTCTGCTGTGATGTTAACAATCGAATCAGGTCCCGCAGTAACAAATCCTCTTAAAGATTTTACCGGTCCTGAAAACGTAGTTTGTGCCATATTTATATCCTCCTAGTTTACCGATCATAGTCTCTAGGCCGTCGACTATACGCGTCTATGATCTTTAAAATGTATAGTGAGTATTTTATATAGCAGATTATAATAGAGTGCAAGAGATTGCGTAGTGAAAGTACGTTTTCAGCGATGTAGCTTTTTACTAAGTAGCTACTGAAACTTCGGGTGCAGCGTCTTCTATCTTATTAGTTAGATTCGCTATCTTAGCTTCTTCTATCTTAATAGCATTAACAACTTCTCTAATTTTGTTGTCAATTCTAACCATGTCCAAAGTATATCTTTGGTTATCACGCTGTTGCACCGCCCATTCTGTCTCCAGACCTCTCTTCGCTTTGTAAAGGTCTCTTATCTGAGTTTGCATCTATGATCTCCTCGTAAGTTAGCCATAGTTTACGATGGTCTATAAATCCATCTTTCTCCCATTTTATATCATTTTTTCCTAGCTTGTCAACTAGTGCATTTTCGAAAGCTTTATCTTCAT